AACATATTAGCACATAATTTTTCTGGTCCTCTTATATTTGACCAGTTTATTTGGTCAAACAAATCTTGATTATCTTTAAACCAAGCTATTAATTCATGAAAACGAAGGACAGATAAAAATGATATAGCTCCATTTATATTTACAAACACATTTGGGTATTCATTAACATGTCTTACATTATTAACAATCTCATCCCAATTCGATCTACGTCTTATATAATCATTTGCTTTACCATAAGCATCTAATGATACTGTAAATTCAAATCTTGCAAAGTCAGGAATAAATTTTGAAATCTTCACTCTATCAAATTCTATCACACTCATATTAGTTTGATACTTACAATACATATGTTGTGATTCACCTGTTTCAACTATTTTTTCTAATAGTGTATAAAAAGGTTTCATTACTAATGGTTCACCACCAATTAATTTTAAATTATATATGTATGGAGCAAGAGCAACTATTTGTTCTATAATTTCATCAACTCGATCTGAAGAAACAGTACCTATTTTTTGTAGATAGCCATCACTAAAAACTTTTTGGTCTTCCATATGTTCTCCATGCATTGTTTCTGTGCGAACACTTGAATCAAATGGTATACACATATAACAATCTAAATTACATTTATTACCAAAAGCTTTTACTTGCACTTCAAATAACCTTTCAGAAAACAATGCATCTTCCCTTTTGTCAAGATTCATTAAGGCAAGTTTAAATCTTTGTACAACCATTTCTATTCTTGGCCAAAGATAATGATTATTAGATATAATTTTTAAAGATGCTTGACGTCTTGATCTTCCATAATTTTTTTCTTGTTTTCTACATGATGAACATACTTTCTCTACCATTTCAAGATCAGAACCAGGAGTTAACATTTCATAACGAAGATCATTTAAAACCAGATCTCTAACATAATAATTTTTAGCACTAACATTTGCCATGTTAGGTCCTAAAGGTTTATTCCATTTATCATGAGATTGTGCCCAAGAGCATGGAAGTAATTGACCATCAGTATTAGTATATATTAAACTAAACGGAGCAGGACAAAACCATATATCTTCATTTTTCACTTGATTAAATAAATGATCTTCGTCTGTAAACCATGCACTCGTATCTACTTTTCCGTCACCAAGATAATTATCTCCTGGTCCGCCTTTAGTCAATTTATCCATTATCTATCTTCTTTTGGTATATAATATTCCTTTAATTCTGGGAAGACATCAAATAGGTGCATTTCCCATCTTGTGCCTTCATAATATTTGTCAGCATCTAATAAGTAGTCAAATGTTTCTTGTATATCTATTTCTGGATTAGGAGGTAAACGTAAAGCTTCTTGAATATCTGGCCAACCCTTATATTTAGGTAGTAAATCTTTCTTTAATTTTTCTGGTAAGTTATTTACTCTGAGGTGCATTGGGTCTTCTAACATTGCCCAATTAATTTGGTCAATCATATCTTTACCTTCGTCTAAACACCAATCGATAACTTCATAAAATCTCATTACACTAAGGAAAGAAACTAATCCATTAAAGTCGACATCAACATTATCATATGTTTCACAAATACGAGCATTATCTACAATCTTATCCCAACTACATCTTCTTCTCATGTATTCAATTGTTTTACCAATACCATCAACTGAACCAACCATCGATACTCTTCTAAACTTAGGTATATAATTAAAGATATTATGTTTACCAGCTTTTGTCTCTGTTAAATTTGTTTGGTATTTAAGATAGATATGTTCAGCATCTCCTGATTCAATTAATCTATCAAGCAATTCGTAATGCTTCTTCATAATAAGAGGTTCACCGCCAATAACCTTAATACTTCTTATATACTTTGACATCTCCATAGTTTGGTCAACCATAGATTTAGTATTTGTTATAGGAAAGGTTTCAGTATGTATAGGTATTGTCCACACACCATCTTTATCTTGCTCTACATCAGGTTCTTTTAATATTTCAGTTTTATCTCTTGTTACCCACTTATAAAAATCTTTTGCTGTTTGGTCTAACTTACCAAATATTGCATCATTCCATACACCTTCGAAGGCAACTTTCTGGCGAATTGTAGAATTAGCATGAGTACACATATAACAATCTAAGTTACATTCAGAACCATAAACTTTTAATTGTACCTCAATAATCCTTTCATCAAAATCAAAGAATCCACTTGCTTGATACATTTTAACGGCTCGATCAACTTTCTTCCAAAATGAAGAATCATTACTATGTATTTTCATACAAGCTGTACGTCTTGATTTACCATAACGATCTTCATCTTCTAAACATCTTACACAATGTTTCTTTACATATTCGCCTTCTCTTCCTACATTTGGATCCAGCATTTCATTACGAATACCATTCATGGCATCTCCTGTCATCCACTCTCTCATTGTAGTATTTAGAATATTAGATTTACCATCAGGTTTACCAAAACAACATGGTTGATAATTACCATCTATCTCCATGTATAACTGAGTAAATGGAATATCACAAAAGAATAATTCTTGATCTTTAGCTTTTTGAGCTAATGTTCCTTTATCAAGTAAATCTGGAATTAGTCTCCATTCATTTCTTTTACGGCCTTCATCGTCATGTGTTTTTAATGGATCTACAAACCATGTGTCTGTATTTACATTACCTCCAGTAGATTTATCTCCTGGTCCACCCTTTGTCATATGCTTTGGTAGTGGTGATACGTCTGTATGCATTTTATTACTCATTATTTTCCTATTTAAATATATTTTCCCAATGGTCGGCCCATTGATTTTCTACTTTTGTTGTAATATCTATGTATTCCGAAAGACCTTCAGCTTTAATTTCTTTATATAATTTTGCAAATGTTTCTATATATATTTCAGTATCCGTAACACCTGGCATTTGATAATCAGCACACATAGGAAGTAATATTTCTACATACCATCCTTGTTTTGCCCATTCAAATGCTGAATATGGTTTAGATGTTGTAACACAGCCTAGTGTATTTGTTCCACCAAAAATGATAGGAGTTTCTTTCGTGTTTTTTATAACTTCTAATCCTTCATATTCAACTCTATCTATAATATCTTGAATAGACGGTGTTGCCCCACCTTCGTATTGTAACATCTTTACATCGCCACCTTCTTGATCTTCTACCCGTAGCATTTCATCAAATTCCCACATGCGTGAATGATGCATATTATAATCATGAAAAGATATTATGACTGATGGCTTACGAGATAGATCTCTTCCAGGAAATGCCAATTGTTTTAGATAGCTAAACCTCATTCCATTCATAAATGGTGTACCAATTCCTCTACGGCCTTCCATATGAGGTAACATAATTAATGTTCTTTTATTCTTAAAACCCATAATATATTATACCATACTTTCTATCTAATGTACATATTTATATCCAACGAATTACTTCGTTTGGCTCAGGTTTTTTATCAATTTCTGATTCTTCTGAAGTTATAAAATCTCTTCTTGCTTGTTCACAATATCCAATTGTCATAAGTAATATAACATTATGTTCTATCCATGGCATATCTGACCATGAAGCTTCATCTGTTGGAAAACAGAGGATACATGATGTGTCTAATCCTTCTTCAAGCGCAAATGCTGTTAGGTTAGAATGAAACATACCAACTTCTACACTCACTGATTGCATGTTGTTATTTACTTCATCTTCGTGCATTTGTTCATAGTATGCACCTCCCTCCACATTTTTAGCAATAAAACCATTTGGCTCGCATACTCTTTGAGAAAAAACTAAAAGATATGGTGCAGATGATAGATGTTCGAAGAACCGATTATTCTCAGTTGAACTTGGTGCACCAAAGTTCTTTGCGTTCATTGTATCATTATTGTTTTGAGACTTTTGCCATATTGATTTTTTCTCAGCTGCTTTATCTGGTCCTAACACATTTACGTGATAAGGCATAAAACTATTTTTTGACGGTGTTACTTTCCAAGATTTCCATAATATTTTTTCTATTAAAGCTTTATCTGGGGGTGTATCAGTAAAAGACATACAATGACGTCTTTTATCTAGTAATTCTAATTGATCCATGTTTCTCTCCTTTAAATAATTTGTTATTGTCTAGATGTTCACATAATTCTTTCCATCCACCTTCTTTTGGATTTAATATTATTTGAACCCACCACTTGTTTTTTGGGCTATCCCAACGAACTGTATGCTGATAGCTTGGCCCATTATGTAGAATACCAATTACATCTCCGTTATCATCTTTTCTATATTCGTGTTCATAAACAACTTCATGAACATGATTTAAATATTGTAGTTTGTAATTACTATTTTTTTCTATATCAAACGGGAATATTAAAACATATCCGCTATCTATATGTGGTACAAAACCTACACCACCTCTTTGTTCACTTAAATAAGCACGTACTTCAGCAACATGTTTTCCTGAAGCTAGATCTTCTGGACTAAGTTTTCCTTTCCAATTTGTTTCTTCTTCGCCGCTATGAAATAAATCTTTATTAATAATATTATATATTTCATGGTCTTTTGGAATTCTATGATGAGTTATACCTTCATACCATACTTCACCTTTTGGTTTTTTCTTTAAAACCTCTTTATGAAAATCTTGAACAGAATTAACAATACCAGTTACGTGTGGTAATTCTATAGCGTATTCTCTCGAGTTCCATCCTTTATTATCATGATTAATAAAATAATGTCTTTTTAATTCAGGAAATACATCTAATAAATTCATTTCCCATTGAGTTCCCTCATAGGATTTATCCATATCCATGCAGTATTTATATAATTCTTTAGCATTAAAGTCGGTTTCTTGTGGTAACATTAAAAGATCGACAATACCAGAATATTCTGGCCATTTTTTGTATTCTTCAATTAATACATCTTTTAAATTCGTTGGTAAATTATTTGCTTTCATTTGATGAGGATCATCTATTGGCCACCAATTTACACGTTGAATCTCTGGAAATTCTTCTCTAATTTTATATAGATTAAAGACACTAAAAAACGTAGCAACAGAATTAATATCAACTTGCACATTTGGATATTTTTGGAATTCTCTTATATTTTTTACAATCGTATCATAATCAGATCTTCTTCGAATATAATCATTTGCTTTACCAACAGAATCTAATGATACAACAACTAAAACAGTTTTAAAATGAGGAATATGTTTAAGTACATTATGTTTGCCGGCCGCTAATGTAGTTGCATTTGTTTGATACTTAAGCTGCATATTTTTAGCTTCACCAATATCTATTATTTGTTGTAATAGTTCATAATGTTTTTTCATTACTAATGGCTCACCACCAATAATTTTTAAATTATAAATGTATGGAGCAAGATCTAAAATTTGTTTATTAATTTTACCTACTGGTTTAGGCCACATTGCAACTTCTGATTTTTTTCTTGCTTCTTCTTTATCACCCCAAACAACATCATTCCATACACCGTTATCAAATGCCATTTTAGTTCTTATTGAAGAACTCATATGATGACACATCTGACAATCCAAATTACATTCTATACCAAATGATTTAACCTGTATTTCTAAAATTCTTCCTTCGAACCTATACTTTTCACCTTTTTTAGTTCTTGCTGCAGCATCTATAATATATGGCCAAATCACTTGATCTGTTTTATTTTCTTCTTGATAAATTTCATTAGCAATCATTCTTCGTGATCTGCCTATCTTTGCTTCATCATTTATACATTTTTTACAATGATGATTAACATATTCAAAATTAGAAAATTCATCTACCATTTCTGAACGAATTTTTTCCATTACATGGCCTGTCATCCATTCTTTAATCGAAGTATCGTGTAATGTATTTCCCTGTTTATATTTTAAATTCCATTCTCCATGAGCAAGTTGTTGTCTTTCACCAAAATTACATTGAGCATAATTACCTTCTTCATCTGTAAATGCCATAAGGAATGGTATAGAACAAAACCAAACTTTATCTTTTTTTATTTGTTCTACTAAGGCTTCTCTTACATAACTAATTTTTATATTCTCAGCTTCATCTAAATATCCAACTTGCGGCATGAGTGTTCTCACCGCTAAATCAGTTTCTAATGATATTTTACCATTCATTTCATCAATAGCCGTTATCATTGATGATAAGTCTTGTTCTTTTATACCTCTCTTCCAATACCAATAACCACCATCTTTCACGTCATCATTTCTTAAATAAATTATTTCTTTACCAAGCCATCTTGCCTCTTGAAACAATCTCGGTGCAGGGTCAAATGTATTTTTTGTATAAACATATGTTTTAAATTTACCTAACAGGTTATCAACAGGGCAGCGCAGGTTATTATTCTCTAGGTCCAAATACTTTTGTGGATATGTTAATATGCCATGGTCAGGATATTTGTCGATTACTTTTTGTACTGTTTTATAATAATCTGGATTTGTACCTAAAAACAAATGGTCAAATTGAATATCTTCTTTGACTTCTTTGTATATAGGGAAATGTATAATCTTTTCGAAGTGTGCACCAACACCATTAGGATAAACATCAGTATCACATAAATCAATAACTTTTTTAGGATTAAAGAATTCTAAAGCTAATGGATATTTTTCAGGATGGTTTTCTGAGTAAACAGAAATAAGTTTATTGCCAAATAATTTCTTAAGCGATTCTTGTTGTATTGGTCTATAATCATTCCATGTCATATGAGCAAGAGTTAACATACTTCTACCCATAATTAATGATATACAATTATCTTCAACATAATCATTGTTAAATACTATATTCTCACAGTGAATATATTTGTCTGATAGAGCTTGAGTATAATCACCTGATGTAAAATCACGATGAGTTACTACGTATACTTGTGCACGTATTCCTTTTTCGTTTAGATGGGAACAGTATTCATAACTATAAAATAATAAACCATCTGCTGGTTTACTCGTACATACTATGTTTAACATAACTTATCAATTATTCAATTATACTTCTATTTATAACTGTATAAATAGGTATATAATTTAAACTAACTTGACAAATATGAACTGGGAATTATTTTGGTGGGCAACAGGATTAGGATTTTTATGGTGTCAGGTAATTACACATTACGCTGTATCTGTAGGATTACATCGATACTTTGCTCATGGACAATTTAGAACAAGCACATTCCATGAATGGGGCTTTATTATAGGCATACTTATTGCATGTGTTCGTACACCTATTGGTTGGGTAGCAAGTCATAGAATGCATCATGCAGATACAGAAGGGCCACTCGATCCACATAATTGGAAAGAGATTGGTATATGGAGAGTAGCAACTACTACTTGGACTATACCACATATTCCAGTTAAATTTGCAAAAGATTTATATGATAACCCAAGACTTGTATGGGCTCATAACAATTGGAAGACATTCTTATTCTTATATTGGGCAGTGTGTATGGTTATATCACCTTACTTCTGGTGGGGTGCAGCATTCATGCCATTTATGTTTGCAAAGGTAGGATTTGGTATGTTAAATATATTTGGTCATTTTCCGAAAGGACCGAAAGATGGACCATGGATGAATTGGATATTAGGTGGTGATGGTTATCATGAGACACATCATGCACACCCACGTAAATTAATATTAGGTAAATACGATTTAGGTGGATATTTGGCGAATAGATTTTGGAAAAAGAATTAAGAAATCATAGATGGGTTGATGTTCCTATGACTGAAGATGTTTGGCATCTTCTGAAAGAACAGCGCATATCCGATACTTATTATAAACGTGGCTCAGGTCAAGCAACTCAAGAACTAGATTGGGTTGAGGCAGAGCATAGAACTTGGGTTCATGACATTATAGACTTAAGTGATTTCCCTTATTGTTATGTTACAAATGGCACAACAGATGCTATTCATCAATGGTTACTTAAAGAAGATCGTCAATGGCAATACATTAAAGGTGAGTATGAGTATCCTAATATAATCGATGCTGGCACAGAGATTGATGATGATATCGATCCGCATAAAGTATTATACCTATCTAATCCATCTGCTCGTTGTGGTAATATTCATAATGACTTAAAAGATGTTGATTGCCCAGTTATATTAGATTGCACATATTTAAGTAGTACAAACATACAAAAAATACACATACCAAAAAATACTGAACAAGTGATGTTTAGTTTCTCAAAAGGATTTGGTATGGTAGGTAATCGATTAGGTTTAGTTTATACCAAGAAACCACATAAAACATTACATATGCTAAAAGATTTTGAAAATTGGAATTATGCATCAGTAAGAACGATGGATCTTCTTATGAGTAATTATGCAGTTGATGAAATGTTTAATCGACATAGACAAACACAAATAAACTTATGTAAAAAATATAGTTTAGTACCATCTGATTGTTTTTTCCTTGCAACATCAGGTGATCCATATTATAAAAAGAGAAGGCGAGCAAAGGGTAATCCAGTAGCTAGGCTTTGTTTAACAAATGAGGTAGAATGGTAATACCAACTTATTTAGAAATTCCATTAGAAGATTTAAACCCAGATAATATAGCAAGAATGGTTGCTCATGCTGGAGTGGTTGTTATAAGAGATAGCGGAGCAACTCCAGAAGAGTACGCTGAATGGTCATTAGGATTAGGTTATCACTTAAGTCCAGAGATATGGTGCACGGATAAAGAGCATTCAGATTTATTTTGGACGGTAACAAATGAAATGGTTGATGAAAGAAACCAAGGATTGTTTGGCGACTATGAATTAGATTGGCATACAAATATGACACCAGTTGCTGATGCAGAAGAAGTCATAGGGTTATATGCGAAGACAATCACATATGAAACTGAAACATGGTTTGCTAGTTCAATACCATATTTTAATCAATTGCACGAATGGAAACAAAATCTTTTAAGAGAATTAACAGTTGTACATGACCCAAAAAGAACATTAGGTTTGATAAAAGAGGCATGGCAACCAAAGTTTGGAGAGATATATGGCGAAGAAGTCTTAAGAGAAATACAAAAGAATAGAGAGACTCGTGAAGTATTTAATGCGCTCAATATGGAATCAGAAAATAAACATAGGTTTGGTGCATCTCGTGGTATAATGAATAATCATAAACTTGTACCTGATCATCCATTAGGTGTCGAAGGTTTATTCTTTAGTCCATATGAAATACATACATTTTTAAAAGATGGCGAACCTTACGAGCATTCAAAAGAATTATTCGATGAATTATGGAATGATTATGTATGTAATGATAAATACGTATATCAACATACGTGGAAAGAAGGCGACATATGTTTATTTGATAATGTAATAGGTATACATAGAAGACCAGATATATTAAAAGATAAACCACGTAAACTATTACGAACTGCCACATGGTATAAATCACACTTAAGGAAACACCACAATTATGTTGTATAGTCATATAAATAGAATTATGGAACCGAGAACAAAATACAAACTACCTACTCATTGTGAGTTAAAGCATATCAATATAGATCTTGATAAGCTTCAAGCTGCTACAGATAAACTTGCAAGTGAATATGTTGATGTTAAAACTGCTAACAAGGCTTTATGCGATAATCATATGGCTTTAAGCAAATCTGTATACGATAACTTTAAACAAATAAACTTAACCGAACTTAACGGTGAAGAGTTACCATATACTGATGATATAAAAGTAAGACTAAGAAGGAATGAAGAAAAATTATATAATAAGCCAAATGATAAATTTATTGGAAGTTACTTTGAAGAAATAGCTAATCAGTTTGAATGCGATAAGATGAGAATTCGTATTACTAAACTTGATGGGAACACTGATGTCCCGATGCATATAGATTATGATCCTACCTATGCAACAAGAGTTGTAATACCAGTTTATACAAATGAGAAAGTAATAAATAAATTTAAGGTAAAAGGTGAGATTGTAGAGACACATTTAGAAGCAGGCAAAGCGTATTTCTTTAATACTGGATTCGCACACGGAGTATTTAATGAAAGCGAAGAACCACGTATAGCCTTTATGTTTAGTTTGGACGGACAAAATGACATCACAGATATTAGATTATAGCGACGAAGACTTTAGACAATTAGCAAATAAAATAATTGAAGACGGTTCAGTAGTACTTCACGAACAAAACCTAACAAGAGAACAACACGTTGAAGTATGTGAACGTATAGGTGAGTGTGAAAAACAAGGCTATTGGATGAATCCACCTGACACACCCGAAATTAGTATTGTATCTGGTCAAGTAGACGAAGATGGCAACTCTATTGGTATGTTTAGAGACCAAGAATTAGAGTGGCATGTGAATGGTGCGGGTAGACATAAGCTAACTGAATATGTAGTATCATTATATTGTGTTGAGGAATGCGTAGATACAGTGCTCTCAATATGTAATTGGTCACATATGTTTGCAGATCTATCTGAAGAAGAGAAAGATTATTATCGAAGCATTGATGTACACTTAGATGGTAAAGGTGTAAGCTTATGGCCTAATAGCACTTACCGTGGTAGAGAAGGTGAGTTTAATGTAAGTAATGAGTATTATAAAGAAGCTATTCAAGATGATGATAGAAGACCACTTGTAGGTGTTCATCCAATTGATGGTAAAGAGTATTTATATTTTCTTATTCAATATTTAAAGGAAGCATATATCGGTGATAAACAATTAGACATCGATGAATTCTATGCTGACTTATATCCAAAAGTATTTAGATCGAAATATATGAAACATCATGTATTTAGAAGAGGTGATATACTCTTTATGGACCAAGTAAAGACAATACATAGGAGATCGCCTATACATTATATGGACAGAATGTTATGGAGGACTGCGTTTGACTACTCAAATATTAAATTTTAGTGATGAGCAATTAAAAGAATTAGTTGAAGAAATTATATCTACTGGTTCTGCTGTATTACATGACCAACATGGTTTAACACAACAACAATATGTTGAGATATGTAATCGTATAGGAAACTGCGAAGCATATAATTATTTTATGAATCCTAAAGATCATCCAGAGATTAGTCTTGTAAGTGGGCAAACAGATGATAATGGAAAACAAATAGGTGTATTTGGTAAAGGTGAATTACAATGGCATGCAAATGGCACCGCTCGTCATAAGTTTGATGAGATATGTGTAACTCTATATTGTGTAGAGGAATGTATAGATACAGTACTTTCTATATGTAATCAGTGTGATGCATTCGCTGGCTTTTCTGAAAGAGATAAAGAAAGATTTAGAACAATTGATATTCAACTTGATAATCAGAAAGATGCTATATATAAAATATCTGATTATGATTATCCTGATAATCCAGCGCCTGAAAATGAGATAAAAACTGGTGCTCATTTTTATCAAGAAGATGTAGATAGAAGACCATTAATTGGTAAACACCCAATTGATGGAAGAGAATATGTATATTTTATGGTGCCATATATTGTAGGTGCATTTGAGAACGGAGAGAGAATTAATCATAAAGTTTTATATGATGAGTTATGGCAAAAGATATTTAAATCAAAATATATGAAGCATCATGTATTTAGGAAAGGAGACTTATTATTTATGGACCAATTACATACAACCCATAGAAGATCTCCTGTTAAAAAAATAGATAGACTATTATGGAGGTGTGCATTTGACTACTCAAATATTAAATTTTAGTGATGAAGAATTAACAAAGGTTGCAAGGGAAATTCAAGAAGGAAATCCAGTTCTTTTCTTTGAACAAGATCTTACTCAATCAGATTATGTAAAGCTTATGAAAAGGTTTGGTGAACCTGAAACTCCAAAACTATGGATGAATCCTAAAGATAACCCAGAAATTTTTATAGTTACTGGAAAGCGATATGAAGATGGTAGTAAGGTTGGAATGTTTGGTGATAAAGAATTAGGTTGGCACTCAAATGGAAATTCAAGAAGAGATGTTAAAAAAATATTAGTTGCATTATACTGTGAAAAAGAGTGTGAAGATACTACTCTATCAATAGTGAATACAAGAGATGTATTTAGAGATTTACCTGAAGAAGAACAAGAATATCTTCGTGGCCTTTATTGTCTATTCAAATATAAAAACAATACGATGATGCACTTAGAAGATGACGATCCAGAATTAGAAGTTATGGATAGTCATGTTGGTACTATTCGTAAATTAGTTGATATACATCCTCATACTGGTGAAGAATATATTTATTTCTCTTATCATTTTATACAAAAGGTTTGGCATCAAGCACCAGGAGATAGAAAAAGATCAATAGATAGAGATCAAATGGTTAATACTCTTCGTGATAAAATATTTAAATCTAAATACATGACTCATCATATATTTAAAAAAGGTGATTTAATACTTATGGATCAATTTTCATCACTACATAGACGCACCGCAATTTCAGATCTTGATCGAGAACTATGGAGAATAGCAGCTGATTATAGTACTATTATGCCTCATGAATTTTATAAAGTAGCTGAAGATAATAAATTTGATAAGAAGAAACAAAAAGCATTTAAACAAAAATGGAATGATAGAGGTGCATACTAACGGTGTATACAAAGTACCATATAAAGGAGATGCTCAAGAATTAGCTAATTATGTTTTAGACAATTTACCAAAAGATTGGACTGAACAAATTAATCAAACAACGAACGATAAAGATAATAATTTTTGTCAAACATATTGGGCTTCTTTTGATTTACCACAGAAATATAAAGATATATTTGAAGAGAGTATAGGTTATAATTTTATTTCTGATTGTTTTCTTTGGCACTATCGTAATGCTATTGATAATGCTATACATAAAGATAACACTGATTATATAGCAAACTTTGATGGGTATTGGACAGTGATTGTACCTATTATAGATGCAGGAACACGAATAGATATGTGGGCCGATGATAAAAAAACTAAGATAGATGAATGCGAATATGAAATGGGAGATGTTGTGATGTTAGCAAATCAAACCCATTGGCATTCAGTTGAAAATAAAACTATAGATAAAATGAGTCTTCACTTTTTTGTAGATAAACCATTATGATTACAGGAATATCTTTTAGCCACGCTGAAAATTCGATGAACACACGAGGCTTAAGTCTTATGGGTCTTGATTATGTATATGACATGACAACTTTTAACATGCCTATATGTTATAAGAATAGTGCTGATGGTAGAGTGTTACAACGTGTACATAGTTTCTTAAAGGTAATTAAAGAGGCAGATGTTTTAGTGTTTGCTGTACCTGAAGCTACTGCTCATTACTCTGCTGGATTTAAGAATGCAATGGATTGGATTATATGTGCAACTCATTTTAATTCTGATCTTGGCCAAGATGGACCATTCTCAAATAAGCCCATCTATATAATGACATTTACACCCGTAACAAAGAATGCGGGTGGTAGACATTTTGAAATGACTAAACACTTAGTAGAGAAAATGGGTGGTGTAGTTCATAATATGTTTGTAAAGAATAACGGATGGAAAGAATGTGTACCAGGTAATTACGAATGGGTCAAAGAAGAGTGTATTGAAATATTTGACACTGAGTTACTTGATAAACCAGAGAGAAAACCTGATATGTCAGATAGACCAAAGAAATGGGTAGAACAATATAAGGAATGGGATGCTAAGTGGAATAGCTGAGTATATTAATGTCGATTATGACAAAGATTATCTCATAAGAAAACATAACGAAGTAAGAGGCACACAAGGTAAAGAGTATATCGAGTGTGGTACTGAATCACATATTCTTCGTGATAACCCAGATTATTATAGACAGTGGGAACATATACTTACAATTATGAGTGGAGTTCATATGGGTATGTGTGAGCATGGTACTGGTTTTAATTTAAATGGTACTCCTACCGCAGGTGTTCCACCTCATATAGATTTTGATGAGAGAGAAGGTAATCAATTTAATTTATTATTACCTATGTTTGGTACAGCGAAGATAGCTATATACGAAA